ATTATTTAGAATTATCAAAGTCTTAGCGATTTAAAAGTCTTAGGGGACTTGAAAATCCCCTAGTAATTCCACATGTATTCTACATCAACCTCAGAACTTCCGTATTCCCAAAGGTTTCCCTCACCATCTATAAACGTATCTTCACCTAAACCATCATCAACAAACCCAAAAGGAGCCATGTCTTGCTCTATTTGATTTCTTTGTTCTTCATAAATTCTTCTTCTTACATCTTGATCAGTCATCTCTTTGAAATAGTCTTGCATGACTAACCATGAGAATAATACCATACACATTACAAGGTCATCATGATAACCATCATCAGCCTCCCATGACTGTTTTCTTTGTATGAATGTAGTAAGTTCTCTCAGTATATCAAAGTCTTTAAATGTAAGTTTATCATCTTCTAGTAATGCTTTTAAGTTAGAACAACCTAGTTTCTTGACAGTGATACTCATCTTTACACCTAACTGTGTCTTATTACCTGAGAATCCTTGTCCGACTATTTGACCTGCTCTACCTCTCATAGCACACATGAGTACGTTAGGATACTCAAGGTCATAGTTCAATGTTGCTGCTATACTATCTCCTATATCATTTACTTCTACTAAGATGTATGGGAATCTATATTCCTTTGCTACCTGTAAAATTACCGATGGAAACAGTACAGGTTTAATTTCATTATCTCTGTACTTGGCCACGATTTTATACGGTAATGTGGTAATATCAAACACGATGAAAGCACTGTAGTCGCCACCGATACCTCTGGCAACGTCAACAGTAATAATATATTCGTGACCTTCTTTATTTCTTTCGTATACGTCAAGTCCTGCATTGCTTTGTATTGGATCCTCAAATGGTATTGCTTGTAATTTTGCTGGTGATATCAATGTATCAGCAGACCCAAGAAAGTCACACTCAAACTCTTGAGCAAACTGTCTTTTAGATGTATTCTTTAATGTCTCTTCTTTCCATTTAGCATTTCTGCCTGGTACTTGTGACCAATGTACTTCATTTGTAACATATCCATTCTTACCATTTCTAGCATCTTCCCACATCTTATAGAAGTGGTTCATACCATTAGGTGTAGATATGATTATGACTTTAGTTGATCTACCAGAAGTAATAGTAGGATAAACCGATGCAAAGAATTGTTCTGCGACATGGTTAGGGACGAATGCAAACTCGTCAAGGAATAGAATGTTGAAGGACATACCTCTAACTGCACTAGCAGACGTAGAAGCAGCCAATATCTTTGATCCGTTTTCAAGTTCAACATTACCTTTGTTCCAAACTAATATTCCGTGTTGCATCCATTTAGGTAGATTCTCATATGCTAATTGTAATCTACCGAGTAGTTCCCTTGCAGTTGAAGCTTTGTTAGCGAGTATACCAATATTAACACTGTCATTGAAGATAGCGTAATGTAAAAGGTAGGCCACAACAGTAGTACTTTTACCTGTCTGACGAGGAAGTTTTGCAATATTGAATCTGTTTTCATGAAAGTCCATCAAAATTTTCTTTTGAAAATCATACATTGAGAAAGGTACTAGACCCTCATCCAAGTTGATAATCTGCATATACTTCATAGAAAAGTATAGTGGATCACTCTTACACTTAATCCATTCCTGTATTTGTTTCTTTGTAAATTGTATCTCAGTACCAGCCTTCTTGAGGTTGGGGTTACCTAGATATACATCGTTAGTTGCTGGCATTATCCTCCACTCCAATCCCAATTCCAAGGTAGAATTGCTAAACCAAAATAAGGCATAAGAAAATAGTGATCCATTAAAATTAAGACAGGTACACCAACAAGTAATTCAATAGCAATTTTCTTTTTCATAGGTAATGTTTCTAACCATCTTTTATATGGATTATTAGCAACTCTATTTAATTTTAATTTATAGAATATTTTTTCTGCCCACCATTGTGGATCAATTATATCCTTGAACCAAGCAAAAGGTGTCAGCAACCACTTAATTTGTTTACTCCATCTAAGACAAATATACACTACTGTTCCGATGAACAGAATTATTAATAAAATACCAAAGATTTCAGTCACGTTGTCTCCAATCGTCTGATCTATCTTGTTTAAACCACTCTGCTATGTCATCAGCACCACTAAATCCTTTTTTGTCTTTTCTTGGATCTCCTATGTCTAGAAATTTTAAACAAGATCCATCCTCATCTGTTGATAATCTTCTCGCCTTACTTAACATTCCTCTTGCACTTGTATTTGCTTTTGCAAGTTTTTGTGCCCATATCATATCTTCCATACTTACTTCTGATCCTGATGCAATGTCCTTGCAGATGCCTTCTAACCGAAGACGATATTGTGTTGAGAGCATACCACTGATATAACTAAAAATTATTTATAGTATAACCAATAGTTATATGTTGATTTACATATCATTATAGCATAAAAAAAGACCCCTACTATGTAGAGGTCTATGAACGTTTGCGTTTATTATAAAGTTAGAAAGTGTACTTAAGTCCTGCCTTTCCAGACCAATCTATGTCATCTACGTTAGTAGCACCAGATAGTTCTCCGTATACTCCTACGCTGTCGTTGATTGCCTTTCCACCACCGATGTATCCAATTAACTCAGTGTCGCCGAACTTGTCATCAGCTTCTGTGTGAGTTGTTGTAGGACCACCTGATACATACCAGTCAATTCCATTAGGTGTTGTACCTTCATATCCAAGTTGGAATTCCCATGTGCCTGATGAATATGCTCCATCTGGATATGAACCACTTGCTTCAACGTTAACGTAAGGACCTGCAAACGCAGCACCAGAGAAAAGAAGAGGGGTTGCAGCAAGTGCTGCGATTGTTGTTTTGATCATTTTTGTTTTTGTTTTTCTCGCAAGATATATTATTCCTGCGGATGTGAGACTACACCGACATGTGAGTCTTTTCGCAGGGTTACGATCTTTCGGATCCTGTGTAATAGTATATTATACTACTTTTTCTGATTTGTCAACCTTCTGTATATTAGGATACCTTATCTCTTAGTTAAGATAAATTAATGCTCCAGTAATCTTGACATTACCAGTGCTCTTAAGATCTAAACTGCCAGTTCCCTCTACCACTGTCTTTGCACCTTTTACTTCAATGTCAGTGCCCTTTATGTCCATCTTTCCAGTGACATCATAAGTTGATGTTCCTTTGATAGTCATATCTGCTTTTCCTGACGTATCTAAACTATAGTCAGTAGCATTTACTTTTACTATACCAGGTGTTTTCTCACCACCAACCTTAACTATTGGAGCATTGACTTGTGCACTAACATTACCACCATATAATGATTTTGTTAAAGTGTTCATTCTTAGTCCAAACTGACGATTATCTGTTATTAATGGTGCAGCAAACGTACCACCAGCACCTTTCATGTGCATCACTCCACCAGTTTCAAGATTATAATCTCCCAATATCCTGTGATTTACATGACCTGTTGATACTACACTAATGTTTGCACGAGGATCAAATTGCATAGATGTTTCTTCACCAGCACCAAAAGTCATTTTCTGACCTAAAATAACTGATTTATCATTAACTGTAACTTTGGTCATTTGACCTCCAGCAAGTTGGATTTCTCCTGTTGCCTGTATTCTTACATTCTGTCCTTTAAGAACCAACAAATCATTAGCACAAATAACAATCTTTTCTCCTTTTATGGTTCTTTGATGCCCTACACATTCCTCTGTTATTTTTCCATATGCCATGACATTCAGAGCAAATTCTTTATCATCCTGTCCAGCATTATATTCAATATAACTTGCTTCCATGTGCTGTTGCACTTGACCAAATGTTTTCATTTGTAATTGACCTGATGCTGGAGAGTTATCAGTTCTATCACCAGTTATAAATTTAATTCTACCAATGCTATCAAGAGCAATATGTCCACTAGAAGATCCTGTTACAGGACCGTCAATACAAAGAGCAGCAGTAGTCTGATCAGGAAAAACTCTTGTATATATTTCTGCTCTAGTTCTTACATCTTTTACTATAGTGGTTAATCTTACAGTATCTTTGGTATCCTGTGTTTCATCAGGAGTCGTCTGTTTAAAGACACTATCAGGATAGGTTGTAGCGGGTTTAGCGTGTGACATTTATGGGCAATCAACATAACGACCAGTGCCAATCTTAGTAGCACCAACTGTAGTAAGAGCATCGGTATCTAGACATGCTAGTGATGGTAACATTCTAGCACCATAACCACCTCCACCTACAATATTAATTGAAGGAAACTCTTCAAAGGTAATTTGTCTATTTAAGACACGAGCACCAATAACAAATCCAGTATCAACATCAATAATTGCTTCTGCAACTCCTAATTGTCCATTTATATACAAATCTGGAGGTGATGTGTATCCACTTCCTGTTTTAAGTATAGTAAATGAATCTATAATACATCTTACATTTCTATCTCTTGCAAGATTCTTTTTATATCCAAATCCTGCTGAGTGTATTCTTATTTCTGTGAGGAATCCTTCTCCATCTAATAAACCAACTCCTGTCGCACCAGTTCCATTACCACCAATAAAGACATAAGGTGCTTCTGCCCATGCACCACCAGGATTATCAACAGGTATCTCTATAATACCACCATTCTCATCAGTAATAATATTTTCACTTATTACAGTTGGAACTTTAAAGTCTTCAAAAACTGTTTCTGTTGTATCACCCTCACCACCGTCCTCAATAGTTGCGTCAGGCACAGTAATAAGAACATCTACTGATGCGTTTGTTCCATTAATACTAAAAGTCAAAGTTTCTACATCCTCTACTGTGCTATCATCAGCAATTCCAACTGTAATTTTCGCACTATTGTTATCAATAACAAATTCACCTGTCAATCTATTACCAATAATATCATCATTTGTAATGCCGACACCACTTAGAGTATAATAAAGTATACTTCCACTCTCAACATCGGTTGTTGTAACTGTATAAATTACAAATTCTCCTTCTGGAACTGTTGATCTATTTGCAATCACAGCAAATGTAGGTATCACAACACCAGTATCATCAGTTGTTTCATCCTCTTCGTCATCAGCAACATCTGGCACATCTGGTATAGGGTCAAATGGATTTATTGGTTCTGGTTTGTAAGGATCGTATGGTTCTTTAATATCTTTCTCTACGATAGTACATTTGCCAATATCTCTCTTAAATTTAATTGGTATACTTCCCTCTGGAGAATTGTTTCTTATTCTAATAAAGAAAGTTTCATTATTATCTCTCTTAAAATCAACTAAAGTTTGAACTTCTATAGTTTTTGCTCTTTCATTAGGTGAGAATCCTAAAATACCATCTACATTAAGAAAATCTTCTTCTACAGTAGCAGTTCCTTGACCATTTAATATTTTAAACTCAACTGATGATGCAATATCGGTAGATCCATCTCTAACTACAGTAAATATTGCTGTCTCACCTTCTGTTACTTGTACGTCATCAATAGTATAAACAATTTTTTGTGCACTAGTTCCAGTGCCAGGTAAAGGAACTCCACCTGTAAATCCTACAGTAGTTGTTGTTAATGGTGCACCTGTATATGCTTCATCACAAACGTATTGTGTATAGTCAGAAGGGGTATCTGCACCAAGAAAACTATCAAGTCTTTCCAGCAATTTATCCAAGAAGTCTCCCTCATCATCATCTCCCTTCTCTCCAGTTGTACATATCTTATCATCCGAACAATCAGTCTCAGGACCGTCGCAAGATATACCAAGAAGATTTAAGATGTAGTTAATTGCATTACCAATCATGTTTAGTGGTGCAGCAATAGCACCCAGAATATCTTGTAGAGGACCTAAAATAGAATTAAGTAATTCATTCATCAACTGAATTATTTTAGATAGAATTCCGTTTACTAACTCATCAACTTGACATATAGCAGCACGATAGATCTGATTGATATAACTCATTAACAAATTAGTTAACCATGCCATCAATCTATCTCCTAGGTCTGCCATCTTACAACCTAGATCTTTGAGAAGTTTATTAAACCATTCTGTTACAGGTGTTAAAGCATTTCCTTTCTTGTCAGGACGTAATAGTGCTTTGACTAATTTGTCAACTGCATCTTGAAGTAATTTTGTTATGTATCCTTTTATCCGTCCCATCAACTTTTGAATTACAGCAACTACTTTGTGTACATATCTTCTTCCTACATTGACAGTATCATTTACACTTCCTGTAATTTTACTTGTGTAATATGTTCCTATGTTACCATTACTTTTTTGTACATCTTTCAAGAAATTGCCCATAATGTATGTTAAGGACTTCTTTACGTCATCACAATCCTCACCTTCACTTGCTGGTTGGATGCAAAACTCTTCTCTTACAACGTCCTCTTTTTTTCTGGTTCCTACATCTACTCTTGGTATGTCATTCTTATCTGTAGTTCCATCTGATATAACAGTTTGAGTTGCTACCTTATTTCCATCTTCATCAGTTTTAGTACCTTCCTGTCCATCTGACTCAACTATTGGTGCAGTTACACCATCTGATTTTATACAAGTTTCAAATCTTTTTCTATTGTTTGGATCACAATCTTTGATAGCAGTTGTTGCACCTGGTGTTTGACCAATTGAACCAATGATTATAGGTTTGTTCCTATCATTGTCTAGATAGAAACCCATAACCCAACAACCGTCTACCAATTGAGGGTGTGCTCCCCCAATTGCACCAGGTGTAAATGGGTGTGTGACTGGCATCATCACATTTGCCCATGGCAATTGACTGGTATCAAGTATCTCTTTATCTGCAGGATGTTCTCCTACAATTGCTACTTTAAAACGCAGTCCACCTTTATTATTTTTTTCATCCGCAGCAGTACCTTCAACTTGTCCAATCCACCAATTGAACCCGTCGTTACCGACTCTATGTGAAGGTACTATGCGTGAGAATGAATCAGTCATTAGTCATCATAAACTAAACACTCTGGTTCGTCAGGGTGCATATCACAGAATAATTCCAATGCGTTGGGATCATGGTGATCTCCTGCTTCAATTTCGTCATGATGATGATCGGCATAAACTTCAAGGTCATGTAACTCTTCCAATGTGTGCCTTTTCATTGGTTCAGAAGTAGTGGGATCGGCAAGAATTTCCTTGTCGTGTTGAATGTGGTCTTCTATGCTTTTCATGAGTAATTACCTCCGTACTCTTTTATTTATTCCCCTCTCTTGGTATCTGTGTCTTTGACACCAAAGGAGTCTCTAAACAATTGTAGCGTAGTTATGACTTTTCCGCTAGTTCCGTCAGCAAAATTAAACCTATGTTCAACATCTTTGACTAGATAGACACCACTAGACTCTAAATCCCATGGTTCTTCTTCCCTTACTTTATCTGGTGCTTTTCTTTGTACTCTTATCTCAACTTTGTCTCCTGCACATATTTCATTATTGCCAGGAATCTCTACAGTACACTGTTGATTATTAAGTAACTCTTTTCTTGCAACTGACTGTGCAGCAAAATGTTTATGCCAATCAGCAAAGACACTTGGATTTGATGCATTTTCATATGGTGATGCAACACCTGGCTCATTGAACCAAGTCTCATGATCCAATACCATTGTCATCAATCTTGATGGTGTTTCTACTAATTGCTGCTCTCCTACTTTTAATTCAGACACTTTAGTTTGATTACCAAGATGTGCCATATTATCATAACTATCAGTAATTTTGTACTGATATTCTTCATACTGTCCAGTAGATATATTAAAAAATATTATATTAGTAGAATATTTTCCTTTTCTCAAAGCAGTCATCGTATCTACTTCTGATGTAAATGTAATCTTAGAGATCAATGATCTGGCATCAACGCCTGGTTGGTTAGCACCTTTTTCT